GTTCTCATCAAAACATCAAGTTCTTTTTTCGGGATAGTCTCAGACATACCTTCGATGTATTTTGATAAGATCGTGACAGTATCTTCAGCTTCGTTGACGATGTCCTCGTCATCCTCCAGATCTAGATTGAGGTGATCATCCACAACCTGAACCTGAATCGGATCTTGCTTGATCAACTCATCCATATACTTGTCAAACCAGTAGGGGTTGCTCACTGATTGTTTGATGACTTTGATATACGAACCAGCTGCAAGAGTAAAGTCATCAGAGGTAATCTCCTCTAGAGTCTTACCTTCGTCGCTGTAGAAGAACTTGTGGAACATACCACGTGGGTTCTTAACAAACTCCAACTCACGAGTCTCAGTATCATAGATATGGAAACCTTTGGGGTCACCATAGTCTGACCATGTCAACTCATACGGACAGCCCAGATAGTCGATGTTCTTAGTCGTAGACTTATGGTGGAAGTGCCCAGAGAATACACGGTCAAAGCGATCGAAGTCGCTGATCTTCAGACCATGATCGTTCATGTTGGTACGATCCATCAAACAGCCAGCAATCTCAAAGTGACCCAACACAACTTGCGCTTCGGTGTTCTTCATGAACTCCATACTATCAGCGTAGTTGCTGTTGTTAATCCATGGGACGATAGCGTGGGGAATACCGTCTGCACATTTCCATAATGTCGGCTCAGAGTACCAGTTGACGTCAGGGTAGTTCTCCATCAACTCACCCATCGCATTGATATCATTGGTATTTTTGTAAGGTACGTCGTGATTACCTACAATAACATCAACGCTTATTCCTGCGTCTGCACACGGCTGAAAGAACACTTTCTTCATACGATTTAGAGTGACGTAGTTGATATACTTACGACGATCAACAATATCACCAAGGTGAATGATTTGATTAATATTCCGCTTCTTTAGCTCGGGAAAGAAAACGTTACTGTAGAAGTCTTCGAAGTAATCGAGGAATGCAATTGAGTCATTACGGACACCGAAAGTGTGTGTCAGTAATAAGTGCGACTTTCATTACTGACCCTCCTTTTTGAGGCACTGCCCCAATGTTGATTGAACAAAAGAACTCATTATTTTAATGTCTCCAAATATCGATTAGATTGGGCTTTAGTCAAAAGACCGACGCTGACCATCCTATTCAGAATAGATACAGCATCTTCTTTGTAGACCGGCGGTACATCATTCGTAGTATAACAAAAGTCCTCAACTAAGTCAACAATTTCTTTCTCATCCATAGGTCCATCCTTCCCGACCCTGAAGGCGGGGTCTATACCATTCAAATAAAACTTCCTATACAGATGCTTAGAGATTCCTGTCTTGTCCGTAAAATCATTCCATCCCAAATAAACATCGCCATTATATTCTATACGAGTAGATAACAATTCTTTAGATTTCTGAGCACCAACCTTTGCCCTTTTTCTCTGTTCTTCATAATATCCATCAAGATCTTCCCGCTTCCTTTTTTCAGTCAATTCCTTCATCTTGACGGAAGCATTCCATTTTCTTTCAGAAGCACCAACCCATGACTGAGTAACTGCATCGGATAAATTTTTCGCCCAGTCAACACAGGTTCTAGATGGGTGATTGGAAGCAATAAACTCTGACCATTTTTTACGAAATACATCATAGCCTTTAGAAGATAAGACCTCAGTGTTTCCATAAACCATTCTGTGCATAGCCCACATCATTTTATAGTAGTCTTGACCTTCTGTAATTTTGGTCAATAATTTATGTGCAATGTAATGTTCCCTTGCGGTTAAGTTCACCAAGTTAGAATCATCATCAGAACCGCCCATTGATCTTGGAACTATATGATGGGTTTCACAATACCCCTCACCCTTAACCAATGGAAACGTTTTTCTTTTTTCTATCAGAGAAAAATAAATCTTTTTGTATTTGTTTTCTATCATTACTTACCCCAAGTAATTCGGTACTAGTAATGATTATTTATAAAAACAAGGTTTTCAAAAAGCAATTTTCATTATTACTCTCCGACTGTCCGGCGAACCTTTTTCTTTTTGCGTTTGTTGGCTTCAAAGGTTTCAATAAAATCTGACATATACTCTTCAGTCCACTCGCTTGACTTAATACCGTCATTATAGTTTGTTCCGGTATCGTGACCTTGGCGGTCTGCGGTTTCGCCCAGAACATTGACGTGCTCAGTAACCTTATACTTGGTATACAGATACTTTTTCTCTTTCTGAATACGTCTCAAGAATGCATAATAAATGATTTGAGTGAAATAAGCAAATGGATTCTTAGATTTTTCTGGGTTGAAGTTGTCGATATATTGAAGGCAGTTCTCAATGCCATCGCTGATCATATCGTCTCGGAATGAATAGTTCGAGAAGTTGGGCTTGTACGACAAGTGAGTCGCAATCTTCATAATGCAATCAGCAATATACAGCGGGACTTTGGGTCTTTCAAGGTCGTTGTCTTTAGCGTGTTGTACGCTTTCACGGAACTCAATCATTGCGCCAAGGAACTTCTTGTTGTCTACGTAATACGGTTTCTTGCGCTTTTCTTCTCTAGTTTCTGCCATAATAACCTCAATTATTGAAGGGTGGGTTTAGTAATATAACCCGCCAGTTCGTCATCATCATCTTCTTCGATATCATCGTAACGCAATTCAGCTTTGTCGCCAGCGTCCGTCATAGCTTCCTGAACCCGATTGTAATACTTCAGCAGTGCTTCAGTTGCGGGTAGAGTAGCAAGGATATGATCCCTGTTAATACCAATCAGATTCTCACGCTTGTCGACCGGAACCCAGAAGTCCATGAAGTAGATAACCTCATTGTCACTTTCCCGTTCCGTCAGCTGAAAAGGATTAATGACAGAAGTAACGTCACGACCCTCATCAACAACTTCGGCGATAACTAGATCACCGTTTGACATTTTCAATATTTTAACTTCATCCATCATTTCAACCTTATGTTATAGATTTTATAATCAAATTCTTCTTCATTATACATTTTAACGCGAATAGCAAAGTGCTTTAGCGTATGGTTGTTATGTGATTTATAAGAGATATCATCGGCAATGTCATACAACGTCGCCATCTCTTTATTATCGCCCTTCCTCAATGCCCGTCCGATAGACTGTAAATTACGGACTCGAGACTTAGAGGGTGAAGCGAATATCACGTTGTGTAAGTTCTTGATGTTAACGCCAGTAGAGAACGTACCGTAACTTGCCACGATAATTGCGTTGTCCTCTTTTTCTGTGATCGCCCTAACATCTTCCCTCACTGTAGCGTCTACCCCACCATGAATGAAAAATACTTTTCTATCAGGTTCAACGCTATCTAAGATACTATCATATAGCACTTTACCGTGTTTTTCAACCATCTGGAACAAAACAAGGGTGTTACCTTTCCGTGACACTGCAAGGTTCTTGATGAATGCGTTGCGCTGTTCGTTTGATACGAGGAAGTTGATCTCCTCTTGATACGACGCCTTCTTCAACTCCTTACATGTAGCTTCAGGATACTTCAACAGAAGACCCTTGATCCTGAATGACGATAGAGTTCCCTTCTCAATCAGTTCCTTGGTCTGGATGACTTTCATCACCGAACCGAACAGACCTTCCAATACTAACTTATTTGTCTGCGTACCGTCAAGCGTTCCCGTCAGTCCGAATCTATACTTGCACTGATCCAGCTTACCCATGATTGAGGTCAGGGAACTAGCCTTGAACTGGTGAGCTTCGTCTCCGATCACGACATCGAACTGATCGAACCACTTTTTAGGTTGCTTATAGATCGACTGCCACGTGGATACAAATAAATTTGAATTTTCGCAATCTTTTTGTTGACCTTGCATGATTAAGTGAGTAGAATAGAACTTGTCACTATGATTATCAGAATAGTCTTCGAAGTCGCTGTTCATCTGGTGAACCAAACTAACAGTAGGAACAATGAGTAATGCCTTGCGGCATTCTTGCGTCAGCAAGTATTTTAAGATACAGTAAATGATAAAAGACTTACCAGATGCTGTGGGTGACAGGATCAACGCTCTGTTGTTACGCAAAGCATGAGCAACTGCTCGCAACTGATAGTCTCTAGGTTCGTATTTACCCTTCAAGAATTCTTCAAGTTCATTGATCGCAATATCATTGGTGATAGAGAGGTTCTCATCAATCACACACTCATAACCACGATCATGGCAGAACTTTTGTATTCTTCTAATCAGTCCCTTGTATATAGTATACGAGCCAGTGTTGAATAATCGAATCTTACCGTCCCACATTTTGTTTCGGTAACTTGGCATAAACTTAGCACCTGGAACCTCAAACGTGAAATAGTCTGATAGTTCCTGTGCGGTGCCCCGGTCGCACTCAACCTTTACATAAACCTCGTCCTTGGGATGTATTATTATTCTTTCTGTCATCCAGTAGTGAACCTTAGCCAGTCAATGGCAGATTTAATTTGGAACCCACGATTGTTGACGCTTTTAATAACAGACTCAACATAGCTGACTTTCTCTTCTTGTAATGCCAGCTTTAGGTTCGCTTGAATAAAGTCATCGTCAGACTCAATGTAAGTCTCGACTTCGTTCTTTAGGATTTTCTTGTAGAACTGTTCACGCCCCAACTCTTCAAGTTCTTCTTGATCGAGTTCCCCCTGATAATATTCAATCAGAGTGCGCTTTAGTTTTTTGAGGTTGGCACGCATACGGAACATTGAAGCCCGTTCGCCCATATAAATTTTGAGGTACTTATTGTGTACCTGAGGAATCTTTGATGACTCGTGACCTAGTTCGGTCTCGTCAATCTTACAGTCTTTGTCCCACTCAGCAATAATTTCTTCAATCTTCAATTCAATCACCTAATCAATAAAATAAAATAATGTAAGTATAGCGTATTATTCGATAGTAGTCAACTCATATTTTCTGTATGCAAAGTTAACGTCGGCTTGTAGATACTCAACATCGGTTTGCTCCACGCTAAACTCGACCGAGGAGAGGCTAACTGGGTACATATCCACAAACTTGATTTCGATGTTAGGCTGGAAGGATGCTGTAGTAACAATCAAAGATCCGTCGGAGTAAATATCGCCTTTCTGTTGTATTCCTGCATTTGCGATATTTCTATACTGCTGGAAGTTATCCGGATAACCAAGACCAATCAACCAGTCGTATATCTCTGTGAAGTTCTTCATGTCTTCATCTACACGGAAACGTAGATTCAAAAGACCGAACTGCAACTTATCTCCAGGTACTGGCAGTTTAATGAAAGTGTTCTCTATCGTATCAATTTGACCCATGCTGATATCAGGAATAGAAGCAGTAGTACAAAAGTAAGATACGTGAGGCAACCGTTGGATAGAAAACTTAAACCCAAGCGGAGACAGAAAACTTTTATTAGTTGGTTGTGAGCCTTGTAGAGACATGTATTACCCTCATCGTTACCATACTATTTATACACATAAAAAAAGGGAGCCTCGAAAGACTCCCTTTAAAATCGGCTAGTGAACCTAGCTCTTTTTATTTTAACTCAACTTACATCAAGTTGGTTACTTTGGTCAAGCGGTAGTAGATGTTACCATCGCCAGTACCCAATCGAGCAGCAACACCGTTAGCGTCGTTAGTTGCGAAGGGGTTCGCGACCATGCCGTAACGAGTCTTAAAGCCGATCTTAGGCTGGAAGCTGTTCTCGCCAACCGCACGAACCATCTGTAGAGGCACGTAAGGGCAGTAGAACAAACCAGCGTCAAAGGCATTAGAACCTTTGTAACCGATTGTGTAGTAGTTGTTTTCTGCGTCGCTGAAGTAGGGGTCGATGTATACACGGATACGACCGTTCAAAACACCAGCAAAAGTATTACCAGTATCGTCTACGTTCAAGTTGTTGTTCAGAGCAGGAGCATAGTCCAGAACACCAGCCATCTGAAGAGCAGAAGCTACATCAGAAGAAGTGATCATGACGTTACCCTTACCACGACGAGTTGCCTTAGCAATTTCGTTCGCGTCACGCTCGATTTGGAACATCAAGCCCTTGAACTTCTCAACAGACCAACGACCGTTTGAGTCAGTGTCCAAGTCAAACGTACCAGCAGTGGTAGTGTTCTTCTGAGCACCAGCAACAGCTGAGTAGTTGATTGTACGAACGACTTCGCGGTTGATTTCTGACAAGATTTCGCTTGACAGGATGTTGCTCAACTCTTGCTCAGCGTCTAGACCGTGGACGGCTTTCAGGTCTTGAGCCAGTTCCATGGTGTATTCAGCTTTCAGTGCACGAGTTACAGCAGTAACAGCAACTTTCTCGATTGAGAACGCCATTTCTGCGAACTGATTACCAGCAGCGCCACCCAGTGCTTCGCCAGCAGCAGTAGTCATACCAGTGTGTACAGTATAGCCAGAACCAGAAGCACGATCGTTCGGATCAGTACCAGTCTGAGTAGTACCAGCAGCACCGTTAGCAACGCCGTGGAAGTTAGCAGTGTTACCAGTTTCAGAACCGATAGCTGAGAACGAAGTATCAGCTTCGTTGAACATAGCTTCAGCGCCAGTCTGGCTGTTGTAGCGTGAACGCATTGCGAAGATCAAGCCAGTAGGACCAGTCATCGGCTGAACACCAGCAATGTCATATGCGATCAGGTTAGGCATTGAACGACGAACTAGTGAAACTAGTACGGGGTCAAAGGTATCGATTGCGCCAGCACTAGCAGTAGACGAAGAAGCGCCCATTGCGTTAGTTGGTGCAGCTTCGCCCAACAATGATACAGAGTGTGATCCGCCTTGCTGTGAAGCCTGTTCACGAGCAGCTTGGACTTGGTTTTCCAAAAGTTGTGCAGTTACAGTACGTTTGTGAGCGTCTTTGATCTCAGGAAGATCGGCGTGCTCTAGAACTGGTTGCCACTTTTGAGTGAGAGCATCAGTAGCCATAATAGGTTTCTCCTTACGGTTTTATTTACCTGTTATTATTTATAATATCTATTTTTTCAATGATCTTGTGATGGCATCCATGTATGCCGCCATTCCTGGATCAACTTTTTCTTCAGCTTCTTCGGTCAGCTCAAGAGGTTCTTCATCAACCGAAGTGTCTTCAGTGATAAGTTCTTCTGCGGGGAAGTAGTTCTCTTTCAGAGTATCTAGCTTCTCAGCATAATCGTCTTCTGATTCAAAGTCTACGCCTTCAGCCAACGACTTCAGCTTAACAACTTGTGACTCAGTAAGACCTTCACACACGCTAGTGAATACTGCCTGCTTCTTAGACTCAGCCAGCTCTTTGCGCAAGGAAATAGTTTTTTCCATCTCAACATTGACAGACTCTTCCAACTCAGCAACTTTGCCAGCCAGTTCGTCTACTAGGTCAACTTTTTCTTCAGGAATGTCAATATAGTTTTCAGTGAACAAGTCACGTAGACCAACCATAAAGTTTTCTACGATTTCAGAACGTACACTTGACTCTACAGCCAATTCGTTCTCTTGCATCCACTCTTCAACAACGTATTCTAGATAGTCATCTAGCTTAGTTGATAGCGATTCTTGGATATCCATTTTCTCGGCTTCTAGGTCAGCTTCCAAGTCAACAGTTACAGATTCTAGGATCTCGTTAACTTTAGAAACAACAGCAGCTTCAAAGATAGTAGTAGCTTTGTCAGCAAACTCTTCGCTTAGGTCTTGACCAGCGAACATAGCAGAAACGTCTTCACTAATGTCAACGTCTTCAGCAGAGATTTGCTTAATTTCTTTGATAGATGTAGCAGTAGTTTCTTCCTGCTCAACTTCTTCGCCCATAGCACGCTTGTACATGGCTTGAAGTTCATCTTTCTTCATACCCTTCATAGCGTCAGCCATAGCGTTGATCATACCGACTTTAGTCTTCGGTGCGGCAACTTGCTTGGGTGCGCTTTTTTTGATTTCTTTGCCAGCGTCGTCAGCGACTTTTTCGCCGTCAACTTCAGGGGCAGCTTGGGCTTCATCTAGACTTACGTCTTCGATTTTGTCCTGTTCTTGCATGTGGATTACTCCTTTAGTTAGATCGTATTCAATCTATTTATAAAAACTTATAGCTTACTGATAAAATCAGTAAACACGGCAAGTTTTGCTTCTTCTAGTTCAGAACGAGAGGCTTTCTTAATCTCGTTTTGATAATCAGCAATAGTAGCTTCACGGATAACGCCATTCTCCCAAACCCATTCTTTATTTTCCATAATACCTTGAACAAAGGCATCAGGGGCAGAAGGGTCAGCTACAATATCGGCAGCAGTCGCCAAGTAGAAGTCATTCTGAACTTCAGCGATTCCTTGCTTATTCTGTTTAACAGAACCCATACCACGGCTTGATACACCAAGCTGTGCGCCTTCGTCCATCAAAGACTTGACGATAGCGCCATAAGGGGTTTCTGTCATAATCTTAGCACGACCCATAAAATTGGCTCCGTCGCGCTTCAATTCCGTAATCATATGCGATACACGCTCAAGGTTAATGCTTGGACCTTGGGGGTGACCTAGTTCGCCGTATGCACGTTTCTTATTAACATAAGTTTCGTTATAACGTTGTACTTCTTTATCTAGGACTTCTGCCGGATAGACTCTGCCGTTGCGATTCTTGATATCGCCCTGCATGAATACACCTTCAATGAAGTATTGTTTCTTGCCATCTTCTTTGGCTTCCGAGATATACTGGATATCTTCGTTGACTTCGCAAATGAGTTTCATATTAGTACCCTGTGCTCGCGATTTGTGTGCCGTAAAGCGTATTGGCTCCACGCAGACCCTGACCTAGTTCCAATGATACTTCCATACCAGCACCAGCGCCAACATAGATTGTACCAATGCTTCCGTCGTCTGCTTCATTACGAAGCGTCACAACGCCAGCCGAGGTGTCTGTGTTGAACACATATACGTTAGTTGAAGTAGTGAACTTGGTATTTGCCGCAGCAAGTTCTGTAGCAGTTCCAAGAATCTTCATTTTTTGCCACCGCTCATTGCTAGGTCTAGAAGCTTCATCATAACTTCAGGAGACTTGTCGATTTGAGCTTCCATTTTCTTTTTGTTGGCATCGTTGACTTTGTCATACAACTTGGTCAAAGCACTTGCAGACTGCATGTCGACCTTAACTTTTTTACCATTAGAAAACTTTACCGAAGCTGCGCCTTTAGTTTTGACGATATCGCGGAGTTGATCCATGACACCTTCGGTCAGTTGGACTTCTTCTTCAATTTCTTGAACTTCTTCGGCTTCTTCTTTGACTTCTTTAGTCGTGCCGTCGAACTGAGAATCCTTCGCAACAGGATGCTTTTTCTTATCGGTTTTATGTTTGGCTTTGAAGTCACGTTCGCCCTTTGAGCGAGGCTCCATGCCTACCACTTCTTCGTCGCCGTCTTTGCGACCGACCATATCGGCTGCAGCTTCAGATACGAATTCGCTAAACTTTTTAATCATCTGTATCCCCTTCGATACTAGGTTCTTCTTGTCCGGTAGACATGAAGGCTCCAGATACTTCTAGCTTTTTCAGCTCAACGGCATCTTGGACCTTGTTCATCAAAATATCATTGACTGCGGTTTTAAACCCAGCCACGTCACCAGAGGATACCGCAGCGATTGCGTCCTGTGTAGTATAATCACTCATGTCAAATCTCCTGTAACATATTTATAAAAATTAAATTTCTTCATCTTCGGCTGGACCTTCTTGTTCGATCTGCGCGTCGACTTCCTCGATCTCTTCCTCGGTTTGCATCAATACGTTCTTGCGAACCCACTCAGCCGAGTAGTATTTCCCAACGTATTCATCAAGGTCACGCAACGTATTCAAACGTTCTCTTAGGATCTCAGCATTCTTCAGTTCGGTGAAGTGGTTATCTTCGAGGAAGTCATAATAGATCTTGCTCTTGATATCGTTCCACTCAGACTTAGTGATAACGCCTTTCAGAATTAGTTGACGTTCAAGGATAGTCTGGAACAACTCGGTAAAACGAAACCGCAAACGAGTAATAAACTTAGAAAACTTCAACTCGTCTCGAGTAATTTCTGAACCACGACCAAGGTTAAACTGCCCCTCTGACTCCAAACGAGTAGTCGGAACATTCAAAGACTCATACAACTTCTTACGGAAATACAGAACGTCTTCGATCTCTCCGAGGTTCTGACCTCCAGGAAGTGTAGTGATCTCGGTTGAACGACCTTCGCCACGACGGGGCAACCAGTAATCTTCAAGCATGGTTAAGAACTTACGGTCGTCACGGACTTCGCCAGTGTTTGCATCGTACACAAGCTTATTCTTGTGCTTAACCATCATGTCACGCAGGTACTGTTCAGCCTTAGCTTTAGGCAAGTTACCCACGTCGATATAGAAAATTCTACGCTCAGGTGCACGGGCGAGACGATAGATTACCGTAGCGTCTTCTAGCATCCGTAGCTGGTTGAGCGGTTTGATCGCCTTATGCATATGACTCAAAACCATTCTGTTATTTTGGTCTAGCATACCAGAGTGACAATAAGCAATAGAATCAGGGGCAATCTTGATACCCTGATTACCAGCACTTACGCCCTTCGACGAATATAGGAAATACTCTTCATACTTCTTATTGAATAAAGATTGAGTAACTGGTGCTTTAGTGTCTTTCTTTTCAACCCGAACTTTTTTAATTTTTCTCGGATCGATGTATCTAATTTCTTGGACACCCTTTCTTGGGTTTTTATTATCGATCATTAGATGATAATACAGTCTTCCATCAACATACCAATTCTTGAAGATGTCATATGCTCTGTTATTGAAATTGAGCATACCCAAAATATCTTCAAATTCATTACGGACAATATCTTTGATTGAATCGTCCATCTCTTCAACATTATCCAGAACAATAGAGACTGGATAGTCTTTCTCATTACCAACAATGGCTTCGTTCACAATATCATCAATTGCACGTTCACATTCAGGCTGCGCTGACATGTCGCGATAACGGGTAATTAGTTGCGCTTCATTCTTAGATTCGCTAGATACGTCAACAGTTGTACCGTAAACGCCACCTTCAGTAACAGCAAGCGAGCCGTCTTCATTAGGCGGTGGAGCGAAAGAAGTCACATTAGGTTTGGTTTCTTCTTCTTTTTTTCCGAGTTGGAAACCAAATAATTCGATAGCCATTTCTTTTCCTCAATAAAATAATAGGGGCAACATAATACTATTTATGCGCCCCCATAAAACATTATTTAATTAGATGCCGCCAGCGTTGCCGGTAGTGCCACCTGATACAGTCCAGTAATCGTATGCGAACGTTACTTGGAACTCTTCAATTGCATCTCCATTTTCCCAACCCAAGTCGATAGCTGCAACTACTGTGGGGAAGATACCAACGAAGTCATATACACGCAAGATTTCACCAGTCTTAGAGAACTGAGTTACCTGTGCATTCGCTTTATACAATGATGGGGCAGTACCGCCAGCAGTGTTAACGTTGCCTTGGAACGAGTTAATGGCGTTTGACCATTGTTCCATAGCATTACGAATAGCGAAGTCTTCGTCGTTGATAATTGTTGGTGACCACTCTGCAAAAGTACGAGTACCAGCCACTTTGACTTGTCTACCGAAATACGGCACGTCAATTGATGACAGTGTCGCTTCCGGAATCTGGGCTGCCTTACACATAAATGGAACCTGTGCGTCAGCAACACCGTTGATCGGGTTGGTAATTTGTACTTGGAAGAGGGAGGGTCTAGCCCCTCCCGCTTTCAGAGCACCTGAAAATTCGTTTACATTAAACGCCATTTTTTAGCTCTCCTGTTTAACTCTATTTAGCCTGCGCGACCGACGATTTCGCTGAATTCGACGCCAGTACGGACTGCAACAAAGTTCAACTGAATGAAGTTAATAGAACGTGCAGGCTTAATGTAGATGTCGCCAACAAATTCGTTTCTATCAATCACTTCGCCTGTGTTATTAGTTCCATCACATACGACTTGGAAGTCAGTGATACCACGGCGTCCTTGTACGTCACGCAAGAAGGGTTCAACCAAATTGCGGAACTGCGAACGAGTAAAGTCATCGTTGAATTCAAACAGCGTGAAGTTGGCAGCAGTAGAGATTGCTTTCTCCAACACGATGAACAAACGACGGACGTTAATGCGATCAAACGCTGAAGGTTTAGCCAACATAGTCTTATCACCGTACAGGATAGTGCCCTGTCCAGGGAATGTTACTACAGGGTTGACACCTTTCTTGTAAAGTTGGTCACGATCAGCCTTAGACGGATTGTATGCCAGCTTAATTACGTTCTTGACGTTGCCACGGTTGAAGCCAGCAGGCGAGAACCAAGGATCGCGAGTCAAGTCAGTCTGAACCATCAGACCAGCAGTGTCAGCGTTCAACGGAACATAGCGGTATACATCGTTGTACTTATCGTACTGATACTTCCAGCCAGAATCCATAACAGCGTATGAAGACGAAGGCAGACCATCACGGAATGCGATAATGTCATCACGCTCCTTACCGTCATATGCATTGTTGTTAACAACGTCAGCACGCTCAGGTGACAATACAACCAAACAATCCTTACGAGTCTCAGCAATATTAGTGATCAAGTGAGTCGCCAAAGTTGTGTCAGCGTCAGCACCCAAGATCAAAGATACATCAACGTCTTCGCTAGATTTGAACTTATTATAAGCTGGAATCTTTTGTGCAGAAGTAGGTTGAGCACCATCTTTACCGTCAGTCATACTATCAGTGACAGGCAATGCCGCAGCACCAAAAGTCTTATTGGAAGCAGATGTACCAGCATTAGTAATGCTAGAATTATGCCCACCGAACCAAATGTATGCAGACTGCTGATTGATTACGTCTTTGTAATAGTTAGTTGCGCCCTGTTCTGTTTTAGCATCAGAAGCAACTGAAACTTCTTCATAAACTTCTAGAACAGTTCCGCTTTGACCTGAGAACTTACCGTCTTCATCAACAACTACAACATGGATAGCGTCGCCAGTAGCTCCAGCGTCAGTACCAAAGGCTGTGGTAGTTGGTGCTTGATCGATGTTACCGAAATATTCCCAACGACGAGTTAGTGCAGGTGCATAGTTAGTAACAGTGTTACCAGTATAATCGCTGGTCAATGTTACCGTGTTACCAGACAGAGCAGAAATCTTCTTAGGCTCTTTATCTGGACCAAGCAACAAGATGTCGCCTGTAACGAACTGTGCTTCAGCGTTAGAAGAACCTTGACCGTCACCAGCTAGTGTTACTGTTGCGCTGTTTCTAGTCGCGTAGTAATTAGTTGATATAGTAGATTCCCATGCGTCAGAACCCTGACATACAGAGATCTTCAGTGAGTTACCCAACTCGCCAGCATACTTGGCAACCCAGTCACCATGACCGGCTTGTGCTTGATAAGTTTCGTTATAATATTCTTCGTTTTCCACATATGTGCCGACCGCACCAGTTGTTGCGTTATTAGCGCCATTAACTGAACGAACAACATAAAGCTGGTTGCCATATGACAGGAAGTTTGCAGCAGTGAAAAAATCTGTTGCGGTGTTTGCGTCTGGTTTATTGAAAACGTTAACGAGGCGATCTTCAGAATCAATTAAGACTCTTTGATTGACTGGACCCCATCTAAAGTGTCCTGCTAGTGCACCTTCAGTGGTGCTGACTGCAGGAACGACAGTAGTGAGATCAATCTCGCTTACGTTCACTCCAGGTGATACTTGGAAAGGCATCGTTTATCTCCTTCTCATTTAAGAGCCATTTTTATATTCTCAAGGTATTTATAAAAACAGGTATTTAGAATGAATCGAAATTATTTGGTGTGTACCCAAAATCAGAAGGATGATCATATGTTTCGACAACTTCTTCTGGCGGTTGCCCGTCATCAAAAATGCCGAAAGGTAACAATTCTTCTATCATTTCTTCTTCAGATCTTTGCCTCAATTTCCTTAGCGTATTGATGTCAGTCATTTCTTTGAAATACTGCTGGTCAGAAATCCAACCAAATAACACCAAGCACATAACCAAGTCGTCATGGCATCCGGATTCAGCTTCGTATGATACGCCTTTCCGAGAGAAGGTTGATAACTCATTTATCGTATCAAAGTCATTGACGATCAATTGATCTTGTTCAATCAACAACTTCAAAATAGAACAACCAACAGCCTTTACACTTTTAGTTGTTCGGATACCTTTATCTGCGTTTTTACCAAAACCTGAAGATATTCTCTTACCAGATCTGCCAGCCGACTCGGTGTATAGTATGTTCTCATATTCGAAGTCGTAATGTAGAAGGTCTGATACCTGTTCTCCTATGTCGTTAACCTCAATTAGCACGACACAGTCATTATAATATTTCGCTGTTCTATGTATAACCTCGGCATATTCTACAGGGGTGATTGTATTTTCCCTGTATCTGCACACTTGCTTATACGGCATCTTGGTGACGTCAATAATCTGGAAAGCAGAGTAGTCAAGACCCTTACCCCTAGAAACGTCAACGATGCAAATGTATGTTCTGTTCTCAATTGGCTTCTCGTACATGGCCAGACCCGCACGCTCTTGAAGCGGGGTCTTTTGTACTAGGTTCTTGAGTTTATTACCGTCAATCAGGGTTCCTGAACTGCCGAGAAATTGACACTCAAATTCCTGAGCAAACTTCTGATAATCGTAATCCATGGCGGCAAGGGTTTCGTCTTTCCACTTTTGATCGCGTCCAGGAACATCATTCCAAAATACCTCGACAAACTCATAGCCGTTTGTGCCCTCGCGTGCGCCCTCGCAAGTCTTGTAGAAGTGATTAAGACCATTGGGTGTAGAAGTAAAGAGAATCTTGGTGGTATTACCTGACGAGATTGTCGGGAATACCGAAGCAAAGAACTCGTCCCAGTTTTCTACGAATGCGGTTTCGTCAATATAAAGGAGCGAGATAGACTTACCACGAATTGCTGAAGATGAAGTAGCACCAGCAATAATCTTACACCCGTTCTCAAATTCAACCGAACCTTTGTTCCACTCAACCACACCTTGTTGCATCCACTTTGGCAATGCCTCGTATGCAACTTTAATTCGGTCTAGGATCTCACGAGCAGCATCGCCCTTGTTGGCAAGAAGAGCAACCGTCTTGTGGTCGTTGAACAGAACGTAGTGTAGAATAACACAGACAGCAGTGGTGGTCTTACCTGCCTGACGAGAAGTCACAACAGTAACACGGCGATTGTTGGTGATCTTATCTACGATGTCTTTCTGGTAATCGTACATCGCAATTGGAATTAGTCCATGGTCTACGTGGACAATCTTAATATACTTCTCAGCAAAATAAACTGGATCTTTGGCGCACTTAACAAACTCTTCAATCTTATCTTGAGTCCATTCTATAGAAACGCCCTTTCGCTTGATATTTACGTTGCCGTTATATCCACGATCAATCATCTTCACCCTTAATCAATTTTTGTAAGTCAGCTGTACTACCAACAAATAGCGCATTAGTCACGTTTTGCGTTGCGGGGTTTGCATCGCCGTCGTCTTTTTTCAGTTCTTTGACTTTCTTCTGAATGTCTAATAAGTCCTTGTTAGCGTCCACGAGAGTCTTTGTAAGGCTCCCTACAACTTCGAAAGCTCTGGGGTGTTCACTCGCCTTCGCCAACTCTAGTAAATATTCAAGAGCCTGAGAGCCTTGGTCGATAACGCCATATAAGTTGTCACGAGCATAATTATAGTCTTTGGTGATATCATCTTGCCCTTCGATTACCTTCTCGATAACCTGTTTGCTTTTGGGCTCAACATCAACCAACTCACCCTCAATCTCAAAAATTTGATTCAGGCTTTCTGTAGTTTTATCTATCATGATCCGTGACCGTGATCCTTATTATAAAAATAATCTTCTTTCTCGAAAGAGATCCCATAATCTGAGTTTGCAGATATCTGACTTGTCGGAATACTCAACGTAGAATCAAAAGTGGGAGAACCATTAGCGAGTAATGCTGGTTCTTTGACTATTCGAGAACTAACAGGGGTTTCAGTTGGTGTGTCTTGTGAAACGTCTAGTGTTACTCTTTTAATAACACCCTTATTAGTTACTGGTCCGAACAAATAACCCTTGACGGTAAATGTGAAAGAGTATATAATAGCTCTGCGGCTTTGATAATCTGATTCGTATGTGTCTTCAACTGTCATACCATTTAGTACAGTTGGTACGTCGAAATACTCTCCCATCTCTGGAACAAGCTTCATACTGTGAGTCCACTCAGGTCTGAAGAACGGAAGTATCTGTTCTACGACTTGAACCGCATCCTCTTGATTAGCAAACATACCATACAGGGTAAACTCCATATTGTACGGGACTGGCACGTGCTGTGATCTTAACGTATCGCCACTAGCGCCAATTGCAGTGTTTCTTTGCAGTTTATTTAGTGCTCTTGTCGAATCGTATGAATAGCCGGTTACTTCGAAAGAAAGTCTTGGTAACTGGATTGCAGCCTGTTTATTTAGACTTGGATCTTGATTCAGTCTAGCCAAGTATGTTTCTTTCGGACCATAAGCAATCGGAACTCGGATAGTTTGCTTGGGGTTCCCGCTGTTGTCGTATCTGACCACATCAATATCATTGAACATATTACCAAACATGATAACATACTTTCTGATTGCACTGTGGTAGTAATTGTGTCCAAACATTACCAGCTACTCCCCTCTGAGAATGGGTTCATTTCACTGAAATCTATGAAGTCAGTATTTGATTGGAAGAACTCATTATTCGCAGCTGCGTCAGTATCTTCAATTCTATAAGATTCATTAACAACACGTTCACCACTTTCGAATTTCAGGACAGTGCCGTCTTCAAGTAGAACTTGAGTATTTTCTTTGACTCCTGAGAATATATCTTCGATCTCATCGATCTCATCGATACCAGTATCAAACTCTTCATGACTATATTCAAACAACTCAAGTCTAAGGTCGAAAGTCTGCAGGGATCCCATCTGATAAAAGATAGCTTCATGCTCAACAAACTTAACCTCAAAGATTTTGTCGTTGATTGGGAAAAATATTAGATCCCCTTCCGCCGGTCTTCCCGATTCCTTAGTGGTTTCTTCATAGTGAACCTCTTCCGAGAATCTTCTCCGTGAGACCGTCAGAGTCATTTCATCTCGAACTTCTAAACCGAACTTGGAAAGGAAGTCTCCGTCGCCTTCAAACCCGTCTACAGACTTGATATACATTTCAACGGGGAATGCGTCTTCGAACTTCGAAAGAACATCTTCGCCGAACAGATTATCTTCCTTGACCATTGTTCTGGGCATGTAAATGCATTCCACACCATAGATCTTGATCGATTCTATGATCAGATCTTCAATGAGGTTCTGTTCGCCACTGAATGCATAATTGTTAAAATAGAGGTTCGTGGTCGGCATACATTACCCCATGAGGTCAAAAGAAGGCATTGAGTATTTGGAGATAACCTCTTCTTCAAGACGAAGAATTTCTTCATTCGCTTCTTGGTAGATTTGTTCACCATTAAATGTGACTCCACCCGGAAGCTGCATACCCGTGAACTTTTTGAGGTTAGTGCCCCATTGCTTTTTTATTAGCTGTGTGGCATACTTCCGCAACCAACGATCACCCCAAACATCAGAGAAAGATTCTGGGTCAGAAACACGATAACATTTGATGATGATGTACTCGCCAGCAACTACACTATCTTCCCAGTCCATGTCAATATGGAGTTGATCTAGGTGGCGGTTGAATCTGAATGGCTGTCTACCAACAAATAGTTCATTCAGGAGGGAAACCCTTTCCATGCTCATAACATAGTTTGCAAATTGACCGTTAGCCCAGTTATGAACTTCACTAAGACTAATTTGGTACTTTAAGTTGAATATGTTATTAGAACTCGTACCGCCTCCTATGGGAAAGATATCTACAACCCCAGTAATAGATTCAGGGAGCGTAATATATCCATTGTCGATATCAGATTGTTCTACTTGGTGTTTGTAGTAATCTTCGTATGTACCATCATAATGGAAGTCGCGATAATACTCTAGAGCATCGTCGATCCTATCTTGAACTTGGTCTTCATCGACGTTAACTTCAATGACTGGGTGACCGAGTTCTCTCAAACAATATTTTTTGAACTCTGTTCTTGTTGTTGGGGTTGCCATATAAAAAGTCCTAGAGGTATAATCTAGGACTATTTATAACTTTGCTAGTCGAGGGGTTATTAGATAGTTTCACACCCATTTGGGTCCATCGAACCAGCAAGCTAGACTATATCTTTTGCCTTTAGTCACTTTAGAAGCAGAGTGTTCGGTGAATGATGGGAAGAATGTAGCAGTTCCTCTTGATCGAACATCCTCAGCTTTGGGATAATGCATCGTGTGGTAGAACGACAAATCACCTCCTTCGTATTCAGAGGGGTCGGTCAGTTGAACAACGCAACTTAGTTTACGGTGAAACTTGGGGTCGCCGTTCATCCAAAATACGTCATGATGCCTTTGATATTCGCCTTCGTAAGATGCGTCATACTCTGCTAACTGAATGTAATCTAGCTTGCTTATATTGAACCCAAACCAGTCATTGTTGGCTTCGCGAGCCATACGCCATAAGTCGTCATATAGCCACTGAAAGTTGGGGTCGTGCACAGGAATAAACTTAACTCTGGACTTGCGTATCTCAGAAGTTTGTAGAACTCCATCGACCCCGATCTTAGAATCTTCAAATGGTATACTATCAGCCAATTCAATTATTCTATTACATTGCTCATCGCTAAACCATTCTTTAAAGTAACACCATTCGCCTTTCATAATATATCATTCCTTTATATTAAATACTTAAATCGTCTTCATCATTCAACGAAGGGAACACAACAGTAAAGGGATTCTCAGTATTTTCTGGTAAATCCCTTAATGCTTGTCTATAATCCTTGTACACCTGAGGGACTTCAGCGCCTCTCTCATATGCTATCAAGATGTATTTATCTGTAGAATTTAGGATGTCGTCGCGAACTTTTCTCACTTTAGCCCATTCTTCGAAGAGCTCTGATTCAGTTGGATCTCTATAGTACCAATCGGAACCATCCCAATCGATAAATTTGCCAGCAACTGGTAGAGGTTTATTTGGAGATAACACCCACCCTTCAGAAGCAAGTTCTTCTTCAGAAAGAGCTTTTAACTTTGGTGTTAGTAGTGTTGGATATTCTCCATTATAACTGTAAAACATAATTCTTTCCTTTAAACAAATTTAGCGAATGCTACAAATACATAGTTGGTGGATACTGTTCTACCGCCCCAATAAAAATCGTCTGCTGAACTATCACCAGCATTGGGGTTTTCGCATCCGAATGCATTTGTGGCGTTATTGCTTAAATACGGTCCACCGTTACCATCCAACCTTGTAGTCCCTATAGCAAAACCGAACGATCCGTCGTCACGTGAGAATTTAGAGGTAGCGTTATAACCACTTACGCCTGGAGCCTGTCCGTCCGAAAAGATAGTGCTAGTACCAGAAGTTGCAGTTTCGTGAGTTACGGTACCTAAGTTATTTACTACCTGTGCGTAAAGCGTTCTATCTTGGTTTGGGTTAAATAGATTTTTAAGAGGAGTGTCTCCGCTGTATTGATTATACATCATACAAGCAACTCCTGTAAAAGTAGTTCCAGAAAACCCAGCAAATGCTATATAAGGATGTCCGTTTAAAGCTGTGTTAGAAAACCCATCAGAAGCTTGTATAGTCCCTGAGTCAAAGAGGTCGTATCTAAATCTACCAGATGATGTCAATGTTGTATTTTGACCAGCCATTAATTCAGCCATACCATTATATGTGGGTGTCATAATTACAGTATACCCAAGAGATTCAATATAAGAAACGATCGAAGAGGTGTTACTGTTATTAGTCCAACCATTACTGTTTAAGCCTGAGGCTATAGTAGAAATTTCAGAGCCTATGCCAATGACTTCTCCAAACTGAGTTTCCCAATTGCCTTCTTTTTGAGAAAAATAGTGTTGATCTTTCCCAGTTATAATACCATCACTGTAGTTATTAGGGTTTATTTCATTTAAGCCTTTATACTTCGAACTAGACATATTAAGCCCACCCTATGAATAATGTATTGTTTTCTGTCATTCCACCACCGCTCGCGGTACTGCTATGGGCAGCTACCCTTATGATACTTCCAGGAGCTACTGTTATTAGTGGACTTCTTAACCAAACTATAGTGCTTAAAGTGGATCCACTAGTTTCTCTGTAAAGATAATTAGTACTGCTAGCTTGAGCGACTTGAAAGAAACCTGGAGTTGGGAGAATCGTATTTCCTGCAGACCCATAAGCAGTGGACAAGCCATCAGCTGCACCAGTGTAAGAAGAGCCAGTACTTGTAGTCCCGCCCCATCTAGAAGTCGAGGCGCTACCGATAGCCGTATAAGCGAGATTACTAGCCTCTATTGCTGTATCTGCGTTCGCTAACGGAGTCTGAGCGTTGCTTGTGTTCCAACCAGCAACATCGGTGCCATTACTAAATGAATAGCCATACAGCCTAGTAGTGCCTGAAGGATTTAGCACCTGGACAGCGCCAACGCATAGATCGTTATAATAAGTAGTAGTTGCTGTTACATTACACCCTATGTAGATTCTTCCGGTGCTGCTAGTTACAGATGTATCAACCTGTACATCATAAACATCATATGCAGCAGTAGAGTCTGCGGTAGATGGCTCTGTAAATATGTTTATGGTTGGAGAATATGAAACTGTAGATATATCTGTGCCCGGTGGCGGCTCTCCCGCGTAGGTCTCCCAATCATTATCTAATTTCCTATCGTAATGACGTTTACTATTGAAAACTCCTGCCGTAACATCAAGTATGGATTCTCCAATAACTGTACCATTAAACGGGAATTTCATTAGCTTATAATCTCATATGAACAAGTTGCTTCTAAGTAGCCACCGCTATTAGCTAACAATTGAAGTTCATCACCCTCTTCTAAGTAAATAGAAGAATCCTTAGATATCAACACTAGCGTTGAAGCATCAGGTACGTTAATTTCATCAGCAATCCTAACAGATGTGCCACTCAATTTGTTAATCCTAGCAGTAACAGTACCGTTAAAATCAGAAGTATTCACGTTAGCTATATGAAGACTGTTAATCTTAACTAAAGTGTTTGCCGAGGCTGAGACTATAGTTCCATATGATGTTGATATTGCTAGCGTTGAAGTTTTACCATAAACCGCTGCTACACTTACTATGTTTGGGTTTGCCATTTTTTTTTCCTAATTATCCAAATACTATAGCCATTGCAATGGCAGATCCTAATCCGATACCTTCGGCGGCACCTGGAGGTCCAGGAGGTCCAGCAACCGTTGATGCGGGTCCAGTGGGTCCAGTGGGTCCAGGAGGTCCAGGAGGTCCAGCAACCGTTGATGCGGGTCCAGTCGGTCCAGTGGGTCCAGTCGGTCCAGTTGGTCCAGGAGGTCCAGGAACCGTTGAATCAGCTCCAGTTGGTCCAGGAGGTCCAGTATTACCCTGAGGTCCAGTTGGTCCAGTGGGTCCAGTTGGTCCAGTTGGTCCAGTTGGTCCAGTGGGTCCAGTTGGTCCAGTTGTCCCTGATGCCGCAATGAACCACAGCCCTTTAGTTGAGTTGTACTGATAGGTGACGTCGTTACCGTTAATATCAGTAACGACAAACTCTGCCCCGTTAGCGGGAGAGTCTGGGAAGTTAATTGCCATTCTTCACCTCAGCTAGTTCCTTTTTAAGTTGATCAATTTGTTCTTGCTGCTCTTTCATAGCTTCGATTAGTACTGCTACCATGTTACCATAAGCTACAGACTTTGTACCCATTTCATCGTCTTGAGTTGAGACTGCCTCGGGTACAACCGCTTCTACTTCTTGTGCGATTAAACCAATATGACGAGACCCGTCTTTATCGTACTCAACACCTCTTAGGGATTTAACCTTTTCGATAGAGTTATTTATAGTGGTGATATTATCTTTTAATCTTCCGTCTGACGTAGAAGTAACACTACCGGTAACAATTAAATTTCCTGTTAAGGTGAAGACTCCAGGAGAGGTTTCTTCAAGAGCCCCGCCTCCGCCTCCGCCACCGCCGACTTGTACCCACTGGTTAGAAGAACCGTCAGCGTAGTAGACATACATAAAACCGTATTGAGTATCGTACCACAGATCGCCATCAGAAGGTGAAGAAGGAGGGGTGTCTGAAGTTTCTACCCCACCACCGCCGGCAGCATTAGATGTAGTGGCAATGGTCCAAGTTCTATTACCTGTACCGTCTACGGACTGAGAAGCAGTACCTGTCACATCACCTGTTAGCGTTACAGTGTGGGTTCTAGCAGTAGTCCATTTATCTGCGTTGGGGTGGTAGCTATCGTGGAATAACTTATCAACTGATACCTGAACTAACCCTGTAGGTGCAGTCGTGGTTACAGAATCAAAATTATACGTTACTGTGCCGTATTGAGATAATCTAGTAAAAGCTACTTGTTGGTTATAATCTGAAAGCAGTGCCCAAATTTCATAATTATTAGATGCATCCTGCTTATAGAAGAATTGCCAGTCATCAGTTACTGCCCCACTCTCCATCTGAAAGACTTTAAAATCTATAAATGTACGAGTGCCAATATGTATATGATAAGAAGCTCTAGTTGGATCACCATAATCACCACTAGAAGATAGTATACCAACAACGCTGTCATCAAAATCATCTAGAGTAAATAATTTTACAAATCTTCTAGCTCCGCCTGATGAGCCGGGAGAAAACCAAAATTGTCTAGTAAATCTATTATCGGCTTCAGACTCAGTATAGTAACGGTCATCATGAGTATGATTAGCTGGAGCCGCACCTACATCACTAGCAGTAATGTTACGAGTACTTACAGTAGCATTAGCATCAGTAACGTGACCGAGAGTATCTGTGGTAACGTTAAAGTCTAGGTCGCTAATTACTGTTGCACCAGTAAGAGCACCTGTGTCTACATTAATATCATCCCCTGCATAGCTTGGGTGGGTATATACAGTATCTTGAGCCAGATTACGCCAAGCAGTCCAAGAGCCATTATAGTAACTACGAGAATAAACATTTTGACTGTTATAGATGTAATATGTTTGGGCAGTATGAAAACCATTACCGTACATATCATCGTCAACAGTTAAAATGCCTGCCAAATTTTCTGGGTAATTGCTTCCTGCCGAAGCATCAGCATTGCTGTTTTGGGAATATACCCCTTGATTACGATAACTATTTAAGTCAGCACCTGAAGGGATTTCGCCTCCATTTAAACGAATAAAGGAGTTAGATATAAAAGTACCAAAAGAAGCAGCTGCACTATATGTCGTGTCGGGAGGTGTCGCCCAAGTAAATGTTCCATCGCCATCAGAACGTAAATACTGTGTAGTATTTCCATTTCCGGATACATTTAATTCAGATGCACTAATTGAGTTGTCGTCAATTTGAGCAGATAGAGATACATTAGAACTACCGTCAAGAGATACTGAACCAGTTAAATCGCCACCTAAAGTTATTGTTCTAGCTGTAGTCCACTTGTCAGCATTGGGGTGATATTCATCGTGGAATACTTGTTCGCTGTTTTGTGTGATATTACCTTTGAAATCAAACGTGGCGTTATTTGTATCCCACGAAATAACTTCAGTTGTATTATCCGACTCATAGAACTTTATTGTAGCGTCTGCACCAATCTCTAGATTACCTGCGCCATCGTGACGAACAAAACCTTGACTACCTGCAGTTGTACCGAACGTTACACCTAAGTTATCAGTATTGTTGAACGTCAGCTGCCCAGTCATGGTATCGCCAGACTTTCTCACATAGCGAGTATCATGCGTGTGGCTGTCATTAGTGACGCTGGTAGTAATGTTGATGTTGCCCAGATCCGTCATCGTGGCAGTGCCAGTAACGTCGCCTGACAGAGTTACTGTTGGATCTGGTTTATTGGTTACGTTAGTCCAATCAAGGTAGTATGAACCATGTTGACCATCTAGTAGGTCTGCGTCTAATCCAGAAGCTGCACCATCAACGGTCTTGATTTTAGCTAGAACATCATTCGCTGTATATGAAGATGATGCAAGCTTGGCATTTAATTGTGTCTGGATATTAGAAGTAACGCCATCCAGATAATCATATTCGGTAGAAGTTACACCAGTCGCCCGAAGATCTTTGGCGTAGTTCAAGTCTGCGGCAACACCAGTGAACCCTTGCAGCTTGTTCAATTCTGCAGATGATGCAGTGACATTCGTGATACCGTCAGCAAGCTGTGCAGTACCCGTCAAGTTACCAGTTACGTTCGCATAAACGTTATTAGCTTGGAAATCGCCCATACGGAATGATGCGTGCTCAACATCAATGTTACCTTCAGGCTCCGGAGAGTATGCATCAAACACTTTGTAGCGATTATCGGTAACGTCATAGAAGAAACCGATGTGAGTATAACCGATACCTGTTGTTCCAGTGTTTCTGTTACCAACAATACCCAAGTCCACATTTACTGGAGTTGCAGTTGATTCCCATTTGTCGCTAGAGGTGTGACCTGTGGTTGCGTTAAACTCAACAGAAACACCCAATTCTAACTCTTGGGGCGAACCAGTGATACTTACACCAGTTGCTTCGGTAGTTGAGAAGTTATCTTTTGACCACTCGAATGTGTCTGGAGTTCCTGTTCCGTCAATACGGACATAGTATGTTGTAGCGGATGTACCTTCGAACGTTCCTGAGAATACTGCGTCATCCAGACCAGTACCAGTGAACGTTGTGTTGCCCATAGAACCAGAGCCACCCAGATATACAAACGTATCGTCTACGACAAGGTTGTTTACCGCAACGGTTGACTGTGTACCGAGAATGTTCAAGTCACCAGCAATTGTCACGTTTTCATCAAAGCGAGCATCACCCGTGACCCTCAAAGTCTCGAACGTGTGTGACTCCACATCAACATAAATACAGCCCGATGTGGTATTAGCAATCAAACACAAACCAATATCAACAGTGAAGTATGGGTATGTCGGTGCTGTTGATTGGAGTTGTCCGTTAGCTACTGCAACATGAACTCGTTCGCCTACCTGAAGGTGGGCTGTATTGATATCACCAACCAAACCACGTGTAGTAACGAAACCGAAAGATTCATTGTCAATATCATGAGTGGCGATACCTACTGCGGATGAACGCATTTCAGTTTCGGCTGAAGCTAATGAAATTGTGGGAACTGTATTCTGTTCGCCGCTCAAGTATACAGGAGAACCGTTGGTAATTGTTGCGCCCGAGTTGTTGTATACTCGGATCCATTCTTCCTGACCGATCTGGAGAGTGATATCATCAACGTTGTTGTAGAAGGCTAGTGCCTCATTACTATGATCGTAAAATAAACGACCTTCGTTATGATCCGGTGTAGTATTGACGCAGAGGTCGATGTAGTTGTCTACACGTAAACGAGAAATTTCAACGTTTGATGCCAGATCAGTTGTTATATTAAGTGTATTAGAACTGAACGATCCAGACCCCGAAACATCGCCGGTTAGGTTGACTGAAGCAGTTGCACCTAATCTTGAGTTGACCAAAGACAAAGTATTCGCAACTTGCATACGATCGTTCGTTATTGCGAGCGTGTTAGCAACTTGCATTCTGTCATCAACCAATGACAAAGTATTGGCGACCTGCATTCTATCACCAACCAACGAAATAGTGTTGGAGACCTGCATACGGTCTGCGACAAGCGTGTTTACGTTGGCAACCTGCATACGGTTGCGGACACTTGCATCAGAGATAGCGAATAGCGAACTCACGTTAGCGACCTGCATTCTATCCCTGACTAGGGTGGTTGTATCATTGATAAATGATACTACGTTAGCAACCTGCATCCGATCGGAAACGTCACTGTTTGTCGCAGTAATTAAAGAATTGACGTTAGCGACCTGCATTCTGTCATTGACTAGAGATACAGTATTAGCGACCTGCATTCTATCATCAACAAGAGCGTTAGTGTTTGCAACCTGCATACGATCGGCAACCAATGCATTTACATTGGCGACCTGCATTCTGTCGTTAACCAATGACAAAGTATTGGCGACCTGCATTCTGTCATTGACTAGAGATACAGTATTA